AAAAGTATTAATTTGTGTTGATTCTGTTAATGCAGTAACAACTGATCCTGTTACAAATGGACAAGGATCTGTTTCTAGTGCTTCAAAAGTCAGATTAAAGCCATTAAAATCTCCCATGTTAGCACCTACAGTAAAGTTACCTGTTGTAAGTTCTGCTCCATTTACTCTTCCAACAAGTAGGAAATCTCCACTACCTGCTTCTCCATCATGTGCATTTGTAGTCTCAACAATAATATGTGGTCTACCAACTGCAAGTAATTTTAATTCCTCACTAGTAGCTCTATCATAATACTGTAATTGTAATGTTAAAGTTTGTGTATAGAAAGTAGTTCCATTTTCTCTTGATGATGTTACAACTGTATCTAAATTAGATGTCCCTCTAACATCATATTTGTAAAAACTTGGAGTACCACCAAAAGCTGAAACTAAACCTGCTGATTCAGTTATTGCTCCTAATGTACCAAAGTCAGCAAAATAAACTCTGACAATTCCACCACTCTTATTTTTACATGGTACTATTCTTCCTGTTGTTAATGTACAAGCCATGATATATATTTTTTATTAAAAAAGAGAGGTGTATTTCAACCCCTCTTTTTAAGGTTAATTATTATGTGTATAATACAATTTCTTCTGCAACCCCATATTGTATGCCATAGGCAAACCTTGCAATGAATCTAGCATTTCTATCACCTAAAGTTTCAGATGTGTCAATCAGTCTGATTTCATTCATATCATCTAAAAGACCAGTTCCAAAAAATAGGTTAGATTTTTGTGCTAATGCCATAGTGTTTGAACTAAGACCTTTTGCTAAGAATAATGGAATACCATCAAAAGTTAATGCTTGACCATTGTACCACATTTGTCCTTTGTTTTCAAAACCATTAGCTCCTAAACCTAGTGCATGACCACCTAAAGATCTAATGTAATTTTGCATAACTTCAGTTGAAACATAGATAGCTAAATCTTCAGCACCATAGATTGTGTTTGGCATAGCATCTACTACTTTACCAAGCTCAGTTACAACATTTGCTGCTGTAATTGTAGTACCTGTTACATCTACAATGTCATTATCTGCTGCCCATAGTGTTTCAAATCCATCTATAGATCCACTATTAGAATTTACTCCCTGCCATATTGAGTTTTCTACACTTGCTGAAATTTGGTCTGCAAAGTGTGCTACTATATAATCTACAAAAGATGCAGGCATATTTTTATATGCTGATACACCTTGCTCCATAGCCAGCCAATCTTCTGTAAACTGCTTAGAACAGAATTTAACATTAACTTGGAATTCTTCTAGAGTTAATACTCTTTCTGTTACTGCTACTGTACCTGCATCAGTAAAATCACAAGTAGAGTTAGCTATTAAATTTGCTGCTGCAACCTTTTGGATTACAGACTTAAATCTTACATTAGGCATAATAGTCAATCCACCATTATCTAATGTTGTTCCAGATAGTAAAGCTGCACTTATATATTTTTTTGCTGCTTCACCTGCAAAACTGGAACTAAAAGTTGGTTTACTCATTTTAAAATATTTATTTAGTTATTATTTAATTTTTGCATAATTCTATCTAAGGAAGTTTCTCTTCTACTAGAAGAAAAGCTAACCTCAGCTTTTTTTACTTGACTTTCAGGACTATGTCTTAGAGGTGCAGTTGCAGGTGTTTCTGCTAACTTTGTTTCTAATTCAGATAGTTCTTCTTTTTGCTTCCCTTCAATCTCTTCTAATTTGGTTTTCATTTCTTCAACCATAGATTTTAAGGATTCAACCTCTTCTCTAGATGCATATTCATGCTTTTGTAGTTCAGTTTCAGTTTCATTACTCTCAGATGCTTCAACCTCAGTCTCCTCAGCAGGAGCTTCAGCTTCACCTATAGATGCAATGATACCTTCTTCTTCTACTTTAACAATCCTACCATCTTCAAGAGTATACTCTCCAACTGGCATAGGCACTCTGTCCTCTTCAGAGACAATAAATACCTCAGCACCAATTTCAAATGATTCTGCTTCTATAACAGTACCATTCTCAAGAGTAGCTTGTGCTAGTTTTACTTCTTCTGAAGTAACATCTAGTTCTTCTACATTCTTTTCTTTTGACAATTCCATGCCTAATAGATTTTTAATTTTAGTTAAAGTGTCAGTTGCTTTCATACTCTTATAATTATATATGTGTTAAAATTTATAAATTTGGATTAGTTTTCTGTTTTACCTACACCTTGTGCAAACAAAGTTCCATCACAACAATCAGGATGATATGTATTGTCATCACATAGACAACCTCTTTGTGATCTTATAGGACTTGTGTATGATGGTGCAGGATTTTTCCTTCTTTTATTTTTACTCATCTTCCTTGTCCTTTATATGGTTTGACATAATGTTTACTACCTTTTAATTTACTTGTTTTTGTTTTTGCATGTACTCCTTTCCTTCTAATCCTTGGCTTGAAGTAATTAGATACAGCAATTGCATTTTTCTTTGGCATTACTTTTTCTTCTTTTTCTTTTTATAGTGTTTTCCTGGCATTATCTTATTGGTATACAGTTAGGTACTCTTTTTCCATTTTTAATTTTAAATCCATACATTTCATATCCTGGTTGGCATGGCTTTTTAAGCATGTGAAACTCACAAGGCATAAACCACTCCTTACCATCTATTTCATGTATATGGAATCCTTCACAACCTATATTTTGTGCAACTTCTAATGCTTTTTCTTTTGTGTCAAAAGCTAGTCTATCATCTATAATAGCATAGTTATCATCTACTATCTTTGTCTCTAATTCTAGCTCTCCTAATTCTCTTAGTTTATTTCTACTCCATCCTAGAGCTGCTAAACCACCCCATAGTAAGTAGGATATGTTAGCACATGCTTTTGTATCATTCTCATTATTTCTATACTGATCTTCTGCTCTTGATAGATAGCTATACATTCTTTTTATTGTCTCAACAGTTATGTTTTTCTTTTGTGCTAACTGTTGTGCTCTTACTTTTCCAACATCAGTTGCACATCTGTTGTTTATGTTTTTGTTTAACTCTATTCCTCTTTTAGCATTATTAGCTACAGCATCAGGATAGTCATTAAAGCTCTCTAAGGCTATTTCTTTGTCATCTATAACACTTTCTATTTCTTTTAGTAGAAACTCTGTCTCTTGTGCCTCTATTTCTTTTAGGAGGTCATTTATAGATTCTTTTGGTCTTTCAGTTTTATCAGCAAAGTAACCCTCTATAGAAAACCCTTTTACTACACCACTTTTTACATAGTCATTCCACACTTCATCACTATCTACTCTTATTGCACCCATCCATGTACCTAATGGAACTTCTTTAGTGTTATCATATAATCTACTCTTATCATGCACCTCATCTTGTACAATCCAACTTTCTACTAGTGTCAATCCTTTTAATTTGTACTCATGCTCTAATGATGCATTTTTTTGATTACCTTCTTTTAAATACATTTGACTAGCTTTCTCTACTGTATCTTTAGAGAAGTATATATAGTAATCTTCTCCATCTGCATTTCTAAGAATAGGTTTGTTAGGAATTAGTACAGGCCCTAGTAGTAATCTCTTTTCTTTTGATACTTGTGCTAGTTTTATGTCTTGACCTTTTAGTGCTACAAAATCTGTTTGGATAGCAGGATTCTCTACTATTGATATTGCATCTACACCATTAAACTCTAGGTTTTCATCTAAAATAAGTTCTATAATCTTCATACTTGTATAATTGTTTAGTATTTAATTTTTTTATATTCCTGCTGATTGTACAATGTTTCTATCTACACTTTGTGCTGTTGTTACATCATTAGCTACTACATATGCTCTTACTGGTTCACCTTGTTGTCCTGCTATTGTTTCAGCTAATGCATTACTTGCACTTGCACCCACTACATTAAAACTTGGAGGAGTTAAACTAGGAGTTGGTGAGCTAGATTGACCTCCTGCTGTTACACCACCTACATTTAGTACAGGTATTTGTGTTTGTTTAATAGCTCTAATTTGTTGGAACCCTGTAGCTAAAACTGTAGCAACTCCTGCAATTTTTGCAAACAAATTCAGTGTAGGATCTTTAACTACATCAGCTGCACCTGCATATGTTGCAATAAGAGCATTAGCAATACCTAGTGCTTTTGCTGCATTAGATCCTTCTGCTGCAAGTCCAATACCTAAAGCTGTAAACTTTAATGCTGTATCATATTTGCTTTTCTCAGTATCCTCTACAATTGTTTCTTCTGTTTTCTTTCCTGATTCTGTTATTGCAGCAATAGTTCTTGTTCTAGCTGATTCTAAGGCAGCAGTATCTCTACCAAACTTTTTAGCTTGTTCTATTAGTGCATCATATCTTTCTTGTACTTTAGTAATTTGTAACTGTTTTTTTTCATCTTCACTTACAGCTATTGCTTCTCTCTCTGCTAATAAGAAACTATCTAATGCTGCTTGTTGTGCATTTATCTCATCTTGTGCAGCTTTACTTGCAGCTTCATTTGCTGCTTTCTCTTCATTCTTTAAACCAATAATTTGTGATGTAACTTCTTTTTGTTTAGATAGCCTAGCTGTCTCTAAACCTATTAGCTCAGCTTGTAATTGTGCTTCTTCTTCTAAATCTTCTTTTGTTGATTCACTAAAACTATTTTCAAGTTTCTTATTGTCTAATCTAATTTGTGCTAATTGTATTTCTTTGTTTGTAATTTCTTCATCTAATGCACTAGCTTCTTGTAAAAATGCAATTCTTTCTTGTGTGCTAAAGTTTTCTCTATCTACAGCCTTTTCTAATAACTCT